TCATGAAGAAGGCTCCTTTTTGCAAGCATCAGATGGCAAAATGCCCCATGCTTTGATGTCGAATGACTCCACTGCTCGATTGCCCGCTTCGTGATTTGCGGCAGGCATCCACCTTCCGTAGACCCTCGCAATCATAGTCCAGTCACTATGGCCCATTTGTGACGCTACCCACATTGGGTGCTCTCCTGCCGACAGCATCATCGAAGCGTAAGTATGCCGGGTCTGATACGGGCGGCGGTACCGAACTCCCGCCTTCTTCATCGCCGGAACCCACATCGTCTTTCGGATCGGCCCGTCACCTGCCCAACGTTCAAGCGTGCGAGGGTTCTGAAACACTTCTGCATCAGCCAGGAAGGTATGCGCCTTCTGAGCTTTCAACGCCTCCATCGCAGGCCTCAGCAGTTTAACGGATCTGCGTCCGGCGGCAGTCTTGGTCACCTCGGCCTGACCCTTTGCTGCTTGCGTCATGGCTCGGCTCACCATCACTTCCTCTCGCAGCCAGTCGATATCCCCCCAGTCCAGCGCAACGAGTTCGCTCGTGCGCAAGCCAGTCCACAGGGCGAACTGCATCATGTTGCGTGGCTGGCCACTGAGCGCCGCCAGCACCGCCTGCTGCTCCTCCGGGCTGAACGGATCTACGTCGTCGTCCTTGGCTGGCGCTTCTTTCCGCGAATACGTCCACCCAGCCAGCGGATTCACATCTATCAGCTCTTCTTCGGCGGCGTCGTTAAGCGCCGATCTGAGGCAGCTTTGTATGTTGCTCAGTGTTTTGTTGCTGACTTCCAAGGTGCTCAGCCAGTCCCGCACCTCTTTCCGTTTCAGCTCGACCACCATGTGCTCGCCCAGAGCCGGCACCAGGCGCAGCTCCACGATCTTGCGGTAGCCGTCAAACGTACTACTCGATACGTGCCGCTTCTTACCGTCCAGCCAGCGAGTCAGGAAGCCTGCCACTGTTTCCCGGTTCGCCTCGGGCGCAAACTTCGCGGCCCTGGGCGAACCGGGAAACGTTACCGAATAATCGAACCCACCAATCGATATCGCATGCTCGATCGCCGCCTTGTGCTGCTCGGCCTTCTTCAGATTAGTGGGGGAGGGCTTGAGCGTGATGCGCTCGCGGCACCGGACGCCCCGATACATGAACGTGATTTCGATGCTCGTATCGGAGACCGCCCGAACTCCCCGCCCGTCTCTACCCATGACTCGTACCCTTCCATGTCGATGAGCGTCCGGCCATCCGGAGCTCTGTACCAGATTTCGCCAAGCCGCCAAATTCCATCACGGATTTTCGAGCGGATAGCGTCCTCGCTGTAGCCAGACTCGCTGGCGAATTTCCTGATGGTCATGTAGCGCATTGGCTGCTACTCCTGCCGCGTCAGGTTGTGAACTGCGGGCGAAACTGACGCGTCAGCCTTCATCATCGCGCGCCCCCGACTCAGCTACGGTGCGCAGCTTGAGTGCGATCCCGCAGGAGTTGGCCAGACCGGTGAGTTGGCCAACTGTGGTGGCTGGGTCTTGAAGCGCCTGGCCGAACCGAATCAGGCGCTCGCCCAGGCTTTGGAACTCGGTGCGCAGTTGGAGCTGGGTGCCTTGGCTTAGAGTGCTCATGCCTGATGCTCCTGATTGGCCTTTGTCGCCTCCTGAGCCGCCTTGGCCAGCGCATCAAGCAACAGCGCTTGTTGCTCCTGGCCATGCAGGTAAAGGCGAAGGGCGCGGATCACGACGGTGTTCATGCTGGTGTCGCTTGATGCCGCTGCACGCTCGACCTCGCTGCGCATGTCGTCCGGGAGGCGCACGACGAATTTGTCTGCGCCGCGGCTACCACCTTCATACCGTTGCATGGCGATCACTCCCGGTGCGGGGGTTGGCCAACTTGGCAGTACGGATTTCGGAACGGTCGACGGCCAGCTCGGCCGGAGCATCGATGCCCAGGCGGATCTGGCCGTCACGGCCACTGATCACGGTGATTTTGATGTTGTCGCCGATGACAATTGATTCGCCGAAGCGACGTGATAGACAGAGCATGGTGCAACTCCTTTTGGTTTTTTCAGGCAAGCCGAGGGCCTGCCGCGATTGTTGGCTTTCGCAAAATCAGGTTTTGGTTAGGCGGCCAGAGCTATTTCATGGCGCTTGGCTGCGATTCGGGTTTCGATCTTGGATTCACTGCCGCCGCTGCGACGAAGCTTTGTCATTGGGTCTTCGGCGAGCGCGCCGTGGGCGGCCAGCACGAACGCAAGTGCCGCAGCAGGGGAGATCAGGCCGCGGCGAAATGCTTCCGCCACCAAGGCAGGCCGCTTGTATACGCCGAGCTTGTGCATACACGATTCAATGCGGCCTTTGACCGAGCGCGGCGAAAGACCGTCATGCTTGGCGATCTCCTTGTCTGTATGACCTGCAGCTACGGCAAGCAGGCACGAAAGCTCGCGCTCGGCAAGACCAATACCGAGTTTTCCTTTCCAAGCGCCATTGCTGATGTATTGCATGAGATGCCACCCGTGACCAAAGTTGTTGTCAGGTGGCTATAGTGCTGGCGGGATTTATATGTGTCAATCCCTGCGGGATTATATTTTACAGGCCTGGTATTTTTGCTTCGATGACTCGACCGATTATTTCCCAGTCTCCGTCAATCTCGATCGGCTTGAAAGCGGCGTTCAGCGGCATGAGGTATGCGGATCCGGCATCGTTAATATATTGCTTGAAGGTCGTTTCTCCATCGCGATGACGAGCAACGTAAAATTTCCCACTCAAAAGGTCGAAGCCTTCTGGCTGCACCAGTATTTTCGTGCCTTCAGGGAAGCTGGGCACAGTTTGGGAAGTCATGGAAGGCCCCCGAACGTCCAACCAGTAGCCATGCTCGCCCGCATTTTCAGTGGACGGCAAATATTCTTCGGCACTGCCAGGGATAAACGAGTCTGGAGACTCCGCACGGCTTCCAGCAGCAATCCAGCTGATCAGTGGATAACGTTTTGCAGCCCTTCGCGGCTGGACGATCATGTCCAAGTTAGCCTGTTCTGAGCGCTCACCTTTGTGCTTTTCGGCCAGTCCAGATCCGGACACAGCAGACGTCATCATCGCGATCAGCTTTGCAATTCTCGGGCTGAAGTCTTCAACAGGCACCTGCAGCAGCTGCGCCACTTGGACAGCAAACGGCGTGTTCAAGCCATTGCGACCATTTAGATAGTGGCTGAAAGACCCTTGGTTCATGCCTAAAGCGGCCGCCGCCTTCTCTTGGGTCAACCCCAATTCTTTGCGCTTTGCCATGAATATCGCTTTCAGCGCAGCGCATTCCCGCTGCGCCACATCACTGAGTTCTTTCTTTTTCATCCATGCACCTTATGGCTCGCGGCATTGAAATTCAAATGCCGCAAGCATTGACTTTAAAAAATCCCGCAAGCACTATTTAAAAAGAACAGAAAATCTGGAGTTATCACAGTGGAGCGAATTCCTCTTGCTGAATACGCAGCCAAGCGACACGCCGGTACCGCGGAGCAGCTAGGTATGAGCCAAGGCTCATTGAGTAAGGCGATCAGGGAAGGTCGGTCGATTTTTGTAACTGTGTCCTGCGATGGAAAGCTGTCGGCTGTTGAGGAAAAACCATTTCCTGGTCAGCGGCGGAAAGCAGATCCAAGCCAGTGCGTAAAGAATAATCCCTCAAGGTCTGAATCGTCATGTTCAAAAGTCCCTGTGAATTCATCCAGTACAAGTCAGGCCAGTCGATGAACACCTGCCAACCCCAGTTTTTGCTGTCTGGCTAAGCCAAACGCCAGGCAACAAAAAGCCCGCTTCGTAGGCGGGCCCTTTAAACCACTCCTTGCAGGGAGTGTTTCGAAACTTCTCGTTCCAGGAGAACGAATCAATGCAACCAAAAAATACCACTGCACCCCCAGTTGCGCAAGAGCCTTCGGAAATTCCAAATAAAATTCCGAGTGCCTTTATCTACTACACCGTTGACGTGCGCACGCCTGTCATTCGACAAACAGGGCTGCCGATTTTGGTGAAGGCCTTGGCCGTTGAGCTCTACCTCGCGCTGTCCGTCGAGTTTCCGGCCCCAAAGTTCGAAGTAATTATTCAGGCCTGCGCTGCCGATGCGGAGGACCGCAAATCATTTGAGCGACGGGCCTCGCGCAATAAAGACCTGATCATTTCCTGCCGCTCAGCAGATCGTCCGGGCTATGAGTACTTGGCACGCCTCGGTCAGTACGGTGAGTACGACCCACGGCACCCCGCGCCACAAAACGAAGAGGTGCCATTTCGTGGCGCGCACGGTGACAGCCAATGAGCGCGTCTTCAAAAGAAGCAGACCGTATGCATCACGCGGGACTGGCCCTCTTCGCCCTCACTCGCGTACTCCGTGAAAACATTGATTACATAGATGCTCCTGGTGGCGGCCCTCTGAGCGTCAGGGATCAACACGGCCTGCTGCTGGCTGCCGAGCATATTGCCGAAGAAATCTACACCCACCTTGAGCATCAGGCTCTCGATCTGCAAGACAACTCCGAAGCGGAGGCAGGCCAATGAGCATTCCTTCCTTGGTCGAGCTGATCGTAGATGTAGAAATCGAATTCCCGGCTGAATCATCGAAGATCAAATTGTCTTGCGAGCAAGTTACGAAGCTTGAGCGCATCAAGCAGGCATCAGAAGAGAGCGTGAATTGCCTGACCTTCGGCATCGAAGCAATCGGCGAAATGATGGGCCTTGCTGAGAACGGTGAAATGTCAGCCGAGTGCGTCACGGGCATCGGGTGGCTTATCAAAGAGCTGGCGGGTCTCACACGCAAGCTTAACGACGAGCGCGACGCCGCAGATTACAAGCTCAACAACATGGCGCGCGCGCCACAAAAAGCGACCACCCCAAATCGTTGCGCACACGGTGACGACCAATGACTGCGCATAAGCACAAGCCGACGCTCAATGATCACCCTGAGCTGGCCTCAGATATCGCACGACAGATCGCCGATTATTCACAGGAGGAAGGTGCGGTCCGCCTGGCTGTGTTCGCCAGCGTGATCTATCAGCTAACGGTTACATGTCTTCTGAATGGAGCTCCTGAAGAGCTTATGCGGGATTTCAACAGAAGCGCAATCATCGCGGCGCGAACCTCTGTCGCTGCATGCATGGTTGGGGAGGCCGCTCAATGAACCTGATCACCAGCACCGCCCCGACAATGTCATCCCAAGAAATTGCCGATCTGGTCGGCTCCCGACACGACAAGGTGAAGCAGTCGATTGAACGCCTTGTTGAGCGCGGTACGATATCCCAACCCCCAATGGGGGATGGGCCAAGGTCGGCCAACGGCGTCGTCGTGCAGGAGTACCACGTCTGCAAGCGCGACAGTTTCATCGTGGTGGCACAGCTCAGTCCTGAGTTTACCGCAGCGCTGGTCGACCGCTGGCAAGAGCTGGAGGACCAAGCCGCTCGCCCGATGACCCAGGCCGAAATCACCGCGGCGAACGCCAACCACCTGGTGGAAATGGAGCGCCAGCAGCGTGAACAGCAAGCGGCCATCGACCGGATCGAACGCCGGGTTGAGGCGATCGCTGAGCAGCGTGTTTGGGATCACTGCCCGCAGAACTGCATTCCCCTCGGTCGCATTCAGGCGGAAATGAACAAAACCTATGGCCTGTCCGGGCCGATGGTTTCGTTCGTGCTGCGCCAGTGGCCGAACCAGCCCAATCACGCAGGCATGGTCCGTAACGGTCACGAGGAAGCGAAGGGCAGCCAGTACATCGTCTGGTCGAAAAGCCTCGTCACGGCTGCGTTCAAGCGCTTCGTGTCCGAATGCCAGATGGTCAGCGCCACGCAGGCCACCCACCCCTATTTTGAAGGCCGGTTTCGACTGGTGCAGAAGTTCAAGTCATGAGCGATTCCAAACCAATCATCACAACGGGCGGCATCGTTCTCGACGTCGACCATTACAAGAAGTACGCCGATGGACCGCTGCTGCTCAAGTGCTTTGAGGTCATCGACGAAGCCATTGATGCCGTGGAGGAGGGTGCAAAGATCGAGAGTCACGACGACACCTATTTCGGCCTAATCGCTGCGTACTGGGCGTTGACGGCACTTTTCGAAAGACATACCGGAGCCAACGCCAAAGAGGTGTCGGACAAGCGTATCGATAAGCTTCGTGCGCAGTTGCTTGGCGGTGCGCAGCAATCTATGTCGATGCCTGCAAGCAAGCCGCTGGAAAAGCCTGTGATCCTCAGCGAGGAATATCTCGACGAGGTGGACGACTACACGCTGGCCAGCCTTGCGTTGACTGATTGCGATAACAGCCAGGTGAGCTTGCTCGCGGCCGACCACAGTCTGTCACCCGGCGACTTCCGACGCACGATCGTGCCGATGGCAAACGCCCAGACGGCCTTACGCCTACTGTGCCGCCGCTTGCTGAACGATGGAGATAGCGCCTCTCACCTGCCTGCCGGGGAGACCTTGCAGTGATGAAAAAGCAAATCAACGTGCAGAAGGCCACTCCGACCGAGCTTTTCGCTAAGCAGGCCCCTTACAGTTCCGTCAGCAACGATGTGGTGGCGATGATCGTCAACCCTGACGCTCTGGCCATCTGGGCCTATCTGCAAACCCGTTCGAGCGACTGGAAGGTCATCGGCTCGTACTTGCAAGAGCGGTTCTCGATCGGTCGTGACCGTTACTCAAAAGCCATGGCGTACCTAAAGGAAATCGGGCTGGTCACCCATGAAATCATGCGCGAGGAGGGCACTGGAAAAGTCCTCGGTCGTCGCGTGATCGTGCATTACGAACCGAACCTACAGGTTTCCCACACTTCGGTTGACCGTAGTGTGGGTTCTCCGAACTGTGGGAAAACCGACCACTACTTAATAAAGGATTCTTCTACTGAATTATCTGAGAAAGAACCAATGGTCGCTAACGCTCCCTCGCGGACGAAAGCGAAGACACTGAAGTTTGATCCGTTGAATTCCAAGCCGGCCAATGTCAGCGAATCGGCGTGGTCTGACTGGTGCCAGCACCGCAAGGAAATCCGCAAGCCGCTGACCGCCACCACGTGCACCAAGCAGGCCAAGACTTTGGCAGGACATCCAGACGCTGACGCAGTGATCAACCAGTCGATCAGCAACGGCTGGACTGGACTGTTCCCAGAGTCTGTCCTGCCAGGCACCAGCGCCAAGAACGGAAAGCCGTCCCGTCACACCCAGCTCGATCAGGTGGACCACACCGACGGGCTGGAACTTGACGCCAACGGTAACTACCGGATTGCGGGGGATGGCCAATGACCGTTCAACCCCGCTACACCGTTGATACCCGCCCTGGCGTTTGCTCGATACACGGCCAGTACACCAACGCGCTGGTAGAGCAGTTCGGTGCTGAACCGATCTGGTACGGCTGCCCGCGCTGCGAGTTTGATAACCGCCACTCGCCTGACATCAGCGTCCGCGCTGGGGGCACGCTTCTACACACTGACCGCCTGTTGAACGCTCGCCTGCTCGATACATGCATCCCGGCCCGCTTCCAGCAGGCCACCCTTGAAAATTGGGTTGCTGGGAGTGACGACGCCAAGACGAAGGCATGGAACGTCGCCACGAGCTTCGTGGAGGCCTTCGCCGAAAACTATCAGGCCGGCCGCTGCGTGATGCTGCTGGGGCAGGTCGGCACCGGCAAGACTCATCTTGCCACCGCCATGCTGCAACAGGTCATCAGGTACTTCGGCAATCAGGGCGTGACTGGCCTGTACACAACAGCCAGCGCAATCATCAGATCGATCAAAGGCACTTTCGGAAACCCTGCCAAAACCGAGTCGCAGGTCTACGCCGATCTGATCGCCCCGCACCTGCTGGTGATCGATGAGGTGGGCCTCCAGAACGGAACTGACTTCGAGCGCGCGACATTGTTCGAGGTGATCAACGGCCGATACGAGCAGCTCAAGCCGACAATCATCGTCAGCAACCTGAGCATCACCGACCTGAAGCTGAGCATGGGTGATCGCACTGTGGACCGCCTGCGCGATCGTGGCGGGCTGGTCTGCGTGTTCCGCTGGCCCTCGGCGCGAGGTGCCGCATGAGCCGCGAACTTTACAGCCTTGAGGCTGAGCATGGCCTTCTGGGTGCGCTGCTGCTGGACGCTTCCCTGTTCGACGCAATTACCGCCCGGATCACAACGGCAGATTTCGCCTATGACGACAACGCCGCGATGTATCAGGCAATCATCGACACGCACGCAACCGGTCAAATGATCGATGTGGTGACGGTGGGCGTCGAGCATCCGGAGTTGCCCAGCGGCGCGCGAACCCTGGCCTATGCATCACACATCGCCAAGAACATCCCGAGTACGGCGAACTGGGCCGGATATCAGCGCATCGTGCTGGAGCGTTCCGCGCTGCGCCGAGTGGTTGAGGCGGCGGAGGTGATCAAGGATTCGGCCAGTGAAAGCTTGCCGGTCGCTGACATCATCGCACTGGCCCAGCAGGCAACGGCGGATCTTCGCGACCTGGGCGCCCCCGACCGCAAGGATTATTACAAGTACAGCGAGGTGCTGACCCCCGTAATCGATGGCATCGACAGTCGATTCAATGGCGCCAAGCAGCTCGGGCACTCAAGCGGCCTAAAGGATCTGGACGACCTGATTCGAGGCCTTCGCAACAAAAACATGATCGTGATCGCCGGCCTGCCGGGGTCAGGCAAAACCACGCTGGGCGTGCAGATCGCCCAGCATATTGCATGCGTCGACAAAGGCGTCGGTCTCATCGTCTCGATGGAAATGACCAGGGAAGAGCTGGTAACGCGCGGCATTGCATCCGTGGGAGGCGTAAGCCTGACGCGCCTTGATGAGGGTCACACGCTTCAGGACGAAGACTGGCCGAAGATCACCAGTGCCGTGAACTTGCTGGCGAACTCGAAAATTTTCGTCTGCGATGAGGAAGGCATGACTGCTGCCCGCATTCGCTCAACAGCCAGGCAGGTGCAGCGCAAGGAAGGGCTGAGCATCGTGGTGGTGGATTACATCGGCCTGATCGCCGCCGAGGGCGCTGGTCAGAACCGAACGCTCGAGCTGGGCAAGATATCCACTGCGCTCAAGAACATGGCCAAAGAGTTGAGCGTGCCCGTGATCGTGCTGGCGCAGCTCAACCGCGGATCAACCAACCGCACGGACAAGAAGCCACGCCCAAGCGACCTACGCGACTCGGGCCAGATCGAGGCCGATGCCGACGTGGTGATCCTCGTTCACCGGGATGCAGACAGCGAGGAAGGCCAGAACGGAGTGGTTGAACTGATCGTGGGCAAGTGCCGCCACGCCAAAACCGGGTCGTGCATGGTTCAGCAGCAGGGGCAGTACGTCCGCTTCGTGGACTTCGCCGGTAATCCACGCGCAACAGACGAAGAGGTCGAAATGGGCCGTTCGTCATTCGCCAATCGTTTCAATCGGGGTAGCCAGTCATGAGCAACGTCACAGCGGCAGTGCCGCGCAAGAGCCTTACGGCAGTGGAATGCAAATTCCTCAAGATCGGCAACCGCCAGTTGCTTGAGGCCAACAACGGCCGTATGGCATCGGCAGCCCTTATGGACATCGTGGCTGACTGGCACGCATCCAGATCGAACGTAGGCTTTGAGGAATTCGCCAAAGCATGGATAACCGAAGGCAACGCCAGAAGCACCATAGCCACCAGACTGCTGATGCAACTCTTCGGCATGAACGACCCAGACCCGAGGAAAGCCGCTTGAAAAAGAGAACTTATGTCGACAAACCACTGGGCGATACGGAATACCTGCTGGAAAACTGGGGCTCTTGGCGGATGTCTGGCATGGGCGTTCCGCGCTACGTATCCCCGCTGGCTGCCTTGAAGAACCAGTGCTACCCGGAGCCGAGCGCAACGACCTATATGATCACTGACGACACGGCAATGCTTGTGGACGCCACTATCGCCAGGCTGATTACGCGCAACCAGCAGATGGGGGATTTCATCTGGTGGTACTTCGGCTCCAAATGGACGATGGTCCGGATTGCCGAGCATCACAAGATGTCGGAGCGATCCGCGCGCGAAATCATCCGGCAGGGAGTGGCTTGGATCGACGGTGCCTTGGGAGATTTTTCCGCAGCGGCGTAAAAAGTTCTTTCAGGCCTGATAAACACCTGTTTTTATAGCACGGTGTTCAGCTGTTTCAGCGCGACACGATGACTATCAGACCCCAGCCAAGTGCTGGGGTTTTTCGTTTCTGGAAGGTGGCGCTCAGTGGTGGGCAAACCGGTTTGAACCCGGTGCTATCGGAAACGGTAAGAGTTCGACTCTTTCACCTTCCGCCAATTAAGCCGACTGAGAGTGCGCTGGGACGCACGCTGGACTGTAAATCCGGTACTTAGGTTATGTGGTTCGATTCCATCAGGCGGCACCAATTTGGAATGTAACAAGCCTGCGGAGGCTTGACGGTTTGCTAAACCGATCGATCGGCAACGGTTGTGGTTCGACTCCACTGCATTCCGCCATTTTTGTATAGCCATAGTCAGGGTGGGCCTTTGGGCGGAGCCTGGACGCGGTATAGCCGGTAGTCACGCGTTACGAAAGAACACCGGCAGCCAGTGTTCCCTCGCTCCATCACACGGGGCAGTGCTGGCGGGCAGCGTGGGAAGACACGCACGTTATGCAGGTTATTGCGCAGGCAGCTGCGCTAAGTCGGTAGAGGCTTCGTCTAATCCCGTGCGGACAATGGGCGGCTACGCGATGAGAGGGCGGGGTACGTGACCCGGCGATCCGTCCCACCAGAGCTGGATATTTGCACCAGCCACCTGCACCCATTCCAAGGCTCGCCATATCGGCGGGCCTTTTTTTATTGACAGACCCCGAAAGGGCCAAGACCGGATGCGCACTATGCCCGACAAGCCAGACACCTGAGCCAAGCTCTGGATGGCCTTATCGAATCCACTATGGCAGGGCGCGATCATGGCCATCATCGTTTCTCTACTGCGCATCCTTTACGACGCGAAAGAAACCAGCAAGCGCCGGATCTTCTTTGAAGCGCTGATCTGCGGTGCGTTGAGCCTCGTTGCGTCCAGCCTGATCGAGTGGATGGCCTGGCCCCCCAGCCTGTCAGTCGCTGCCGGTGGGACTATCGGCTTTCTTGGCGTTACCGCCATACGCGAACTGGTGACACGGTTCATTGGCCGCAAGGTGGACATCACATGAAGGCTATCGCCGCTGCAATCATCATCGGCCTGGTGGGCCTGCTGCTCGTTGGTATCCAGCAGTACCGCGTTGTCGCCCTCAGCGGTGCCATGCAGCTGGAGACCAAGAGCAAGAACGACGCCATTGCTGCCAACAACGAGAGCCAGGCCACCATCACCACGCTGCGGGCCGAGGCCCAGCGCAACGCTGCGTATCAGAAAGACCTGAACCAGCGGATCAAGGCCAGCGAAGACAAAGCCAAAAAGGCGAGGAAAGACTTTGAAAAGCTCAAGACAGATAGCAAGCCTGTTCGTGACTGGGCTGCTCAGCCTCTGCCTGACGGCCTGCGCGGCAAAGCCGGTGCTGGTAACAAAGACGTCAGCGGTACGAATCGAACCCCCTGAGCTGATCCCCTGCGAACGCATCAACGCTGATGAGGCCGATCTGCGGCTGAACGGTGATGTGTGGGAGCTGAAAGATCAGGCCATCAAACTGCTGGATACGTGCGCTGACCAGGTTGACGCACAGATCCTGCGCAGCCAGAGCAAGTAGACAACCTCAATTCAGTCACCCGCCATAGATGGCGAGCACCGAGGCAGTAGTTATGGGATCTAAAACCAATTCATCGAAAGCGGTATCCGCACTGGGCTACCTCGGCTTGGCATTCCTTGTGGCTGCCGGCCTTCTGCTCTATTCGCTGAGCTGACGCGCCACAAAATCAGGCGCTGCCATTTCGTGGCGCGAACACTCACAGCCCTGGCCTACGCCGGGGCTTTTGCATTGGAGCGGTACATGAGCGAATCACAGACAAGCCCCTGTATGACGGTTGAGCCGACGCTCACTGCGACACCCAACGTATTCCAGCCATCGTACTCAAGTACGACGGGTTCCTCGGCGAGGCGCAGCGTCAGAAGGTCAAGGACATCTACGGGCAGGTGTTTGAAGAGTTGGGCTGCAAGTTTTTGGTGATCGAAGGCGGTGCCGATCTGATGCTGATCAAGAAGGCAGCCGCAGAAGGTAGCCAGTCATGACAGACGCTAAAACACTGAAGGTGGCCACGATCGTTCCTGGCCCCCAGTCGCACCCCGGTAGCCCACACCTTGCAAGAGGCACCAAGGTCATTCTGTCTGATGGCAGTGAGCTGAGCGGTGTAACCAGCGTCACCCTGCGTGCAGACGCTGATGGCCTATGGAAGGCGAGCATCGAGGTTTACCCGAGCGAAGTCCCAGCCATCACGGCTGAGGTCACAGCTCTCGCTGCCGTGGACCGCTGGCACGCATCCGGCGATGCAGTCCTGGTTACTAAGGGCTGTGCAAATGTGCCGTCGGACGGCACGGTCCTTCTGGAGCGCGGCGAGCGGGTCAGGTGATCCGTCTCACTGAGGACGAGGCTGAACTGGCGCGGTTACTCGGCGAGGCCTGGAGTGCTTACCTTGCGCTACCTGTTGAACATCCAATGGATCGACAGGAGTTCTGCACAGCCATTCATCGCTGCCAAGACATGGTGCTTGCTCGATGCGGCAGGCGTGAGATGAACAGCAAAGGAGCAGACGACGATGGCCTGTAGTGGCTGCGCTGCCCGGCGCGAATGGGTGAAGAAGTGGAGCAAGGTGGCATATGAACGAGCACAGCAACTCCTTGCTCAGCCAGATCCTGGCCGAGCAGATGAAGCAGACCGAGCTACTCCGGCTGATGACCGAGCAGCAGACGCTGCTGATCGACGCGCTGAGTGAAGAAGATCCGGAAGACCCCGATACCCAGCCTCTCACTTACCTGGACGGCACACCATGCCGCTAAGGCCGCAGAAGCCATGCAATGCCCAAGGCTGCAACACACTGACCCGCAACCCTCGGTACTGTGAAGCCCATAAGGATGTAGGCAAGCAGTTCGAAGTGAAGCAGCGTGAAAAGCAACGCGAGACCAGTACACAGCGCGGCTACAGCTACAAGTGGCAGCAGGCTCGCAAGTCGTATCTTGCGAAGCATCCGCTGTGTGCTGAGTGCGAACGCCAAGGGTTGGTGGTTGTTGCTACCGATCTCGATCACATCGTGCCTCACGGCGGCGATAAGGATGCGTTCTGGGTTCGATCTAACTGGCAAGGCCTGTGTCACCCCTGTCATAGCAGGAAGACGGCGGCAGAGGATGGTGGGTGGGGCAATGCAACCAAGCCCAAAGGTAGACCTGCCGCGCCAGATCTTGAATGATAATAATTATCATCCGTGTAAAATTTATGCTCTAAATCGGTGCGCGCACTATTTTGGTGCTTCTGGATGGGAGGGGGGTGGGTAAAAACTTCACCGGTTCCCGTTTATAGACCGCGCCCTCAGTCGTTTTTTTACACCCGCGAAATTAAAAATTCTGGAGTTGCGCGATGGGAGGTACCGCCACGGTCGCCGGCCGTGGTCGCAAACCCAAGCCGACCGCCAAGAAAGCACTAGCCGGAAATCCCGGCAAACGCGCGCTGAATAAGGCCGAGCCCGCTTTTTCGAAGATCACAAATGTTGATCCGCCCGAATGGCTCAGCGACCGCGCTTCGCAGATGTGGAAGATGATTGTTCCCGAGCTTCTGCGCGAAAACGTGGTTGCGATAACTGATTTACACAACGTCGAAGCGTTCTGCGTTGCATACGACAACTGGCGAATGGCGCAGCAGTCAGTCCAGGCCCACGGCATTGTGGTTACCGGTGCCACCGGCGGACCGATGAAAAACCCGGCACTGACCGCCGCGAACGAAACGATGCGGCAAATGGTGACGTTCGGTTCGATGCTGGGCCTGGACCCGGCCAGCAGGACACGCCTTATCGGCGGCAACAAGGAAAAAGAAACCAACGAATTCGCCCAACTACTGAGATCTTAAATGGCCAAGTCCGCCCACCCCAACGTCGATAAGGCGATGGTTTGGGGACGGTCCCTGCTGCGCGGGAAGGTGCCAGCCTGCCGTTACATCCATCAGGCCGTGCAACGTCACTTCGACGATCTGGCTGCCAGCCGCAAGCGCGGGTTCAGATTCAAGTTCGATCCGGCGAAGGCTGAGAAAAAGCTCAAACTGATTCAGCTGTTGCCGCATACCAAGGGTGAATGGGCGTTCAAACGCCAGTTGATCACGCTTGAGGGATGGCAGCTCTTCGGCCTGGCCGTCACGTTTGGCTGGGTCAAGAAGAAGGGCGGTCACCGCAGGTTCCGCGAAAGCTACTGGGAGGTGCCGCGCAAGAACGGCAAGTCTGTTGTGGCCGGTGGTGTAGGTATAGGCATGTTCGTTGCCGACGACGAGTTCGGTGCCGAGGTCTATTCAGGCGCGACAACCGAAAAGCAGGCATGGGAGGTCTTCAGACCCGCAAAGCTGATGGTGACGAAATCGCCGATGCTGATCCAGGCTGCGGGCATCGAGGTCAACGCCTCGAACATGAACATCCCGTCCGATTTCAGCCGGTTCGAGCCGTTGATAGGCAACCCTGGCGATGGTGCATCCCCCAGTTGCGCCATCGTCGATGAATACCACGAACACCCAACCTCGGCCCAATACGACACGATGCTTACCGGCATGGGCGCTCGGCGTCAGCCCTTGATGGTCATCATCACCACGGCCGGCGCTGACATCGAAGGGCCGTGCTACGACAAGCGTCGCCAGGTGATCGAGATGCTGGCCGGCACAGTGCCAGACGAAGAGCTATTCGGCTGGATCTGGACGCTTGATGAGGGTGACGACTGGACGGATCCCAAGATGCTGGCCAAGGCCAACCCTAACCACGGGGTGTCAGTGTTCCAGGATTATCTGGAAAGCCAGCAGGCGCGGGCGATCCGCTCGGCCAGGTTCACCAATACGTTCAAAACGAAGCACCTCAACCTTTGGGTGAGCGCCAAGTCCGGCTTCTTCAATATGGAAGACTGGAAGTCCTGCGAGGACACCTCGCTTACGCTCGATCAATTCGAGGGGCAGGAGTGGATCGCCGGTTTCGACCTTGCGCGAAAGCTGGACATGAACTCAAGGGCTCGACTGTTTTGGCGTGTGATCGACGGAAAGACTCACTACTACAGCGTGGCTCCCAAGTTTTGGGTGCCATACGACACCGCTTACGACAGCGACAACAAGCGGATGTCCGAGCGCTTCCAGGCCTGGTTGAACTCGAAACACCTTGAGGTCACCGATGGTGCCGAGATCGATTACCGAGAAATCCTTGAAGACACCAAAGAGGCGAACAAGCACGCACCGCTGCGCGAGTCGCCGATTGACCCACACGGTGCTACTGGGTTGAGCCATGACCTCGACGACGAGGGTTTCAATCCGATCACCACCACCCAGAACTATACCAACATGTCCGACCCCATGAAGGAACTGGAAGCGGCTATCACGGCTGGACGGTTCCACCATGACGGCAACCCGATCATGACCTGGTGTATTGCCAACGTGATTGGCAAGAACATGCCCGGTAACGACGACGTAGTACGGCCCATTAAGCAGGGCGATGACAACAAGATCGACGGCGCAGTGGCGCTCATCATGGCCATAGGTCGGGTGCTGATCTTGGCAAACGACGGCAGCGGAAATATCAGCGAGTTTTTCTCGCAACCAATCATCGTTGGATAACTGGAATGCTCATGAATACTGGCCTGCTCATTTTCTTATTAGCGGCGGCGGCAGGGCTGTGCTTGCTCGTTGGGGGCGTGTTCGTTCTGGCTGGCGCAGGCTGGTGCCTGGTCGCTGCCGGGATCGCTTGCCTTGCATCGGCGGGTTTCATTCGGAAGGGGCTGACCAGTGAGTAGACCTCTCAAGGCGGTGTTACAGCAGGCTATGTTTAAGTCTGCGGAGCCCGGACTGGTCAAGTCCTCTCTGGCGGGTTGGGTTGGCCGCCGTATTGGCCTCGGCGACTCTGCATTCTGGAATGGGTTTCACGGCACAGACTCAGCCTCCGGAAAGACTGTCAGCCAGCAGACAGCCCTCCAGCTCTCAACAGTCTGGGCATGCGTTCGCTTGATTGCCGAGACGTTGGCCACGCTCCCTATTGCTCTGTACGAAGACAAGAACGCCGTGCCCGCAGTTGCTTCAATGCATCCGGTGCACCGCGTGATCAGCCAGCAACCCAATGCTGACCAGACGCCGGTCGAGTTTTGGGAGTGTGTGGTCGCAAGCCTTCTTCTCAACGGTAACAGTTTCAATGAGCCGCACTTTGTAGGTAACGACGTATCTGCGCTGGAATTCTTGCTGCCCCAGTCGGTTTCACCGCCCAGGCGGATAGCCGGGGGCGCGATTGAATACCGGTTCATCGATAGCGACGGCAAGCCTCATACGCTTCTTGATGAGCAAATGATGCACACCCGCGGCTTCGGAACAGATCCTCTTTGCGGTCTAAGCCCGCTTGCCATGGGGCGGAACGTCTTCGGTGCTGCGATGGCCGCCGATGAATCGGCCAGCAAAATGTTCGCCAACGGAATGAAGCTTGGCGGCGTTCTGTCGACTGACCAGATACTGAACAAGGTTCAGCGCGAAGACATTCGCGAGGACATGGCCGCCAAGTTTGCAGGCGCGGTCAACACCGGTAAGACGATGGTGCTGGAAGCTGGCATGAAATATCAGCAGGTGTCCATGACACCTGAAGATGCGCAGATGCTTCAAACCCGCGCCTTCAACGTAGAAGAGATCTGCCGATGGTTCCGGGTGCCGCCTTGGATGGTGGGGCACACCTCAAACAGCACCAGCTGGGGCACCGGAATGGAACAGCAGATGCTCGGCTTTCTGAGCTTCACCCTGCTGCCTTGGATGAAGCGAATTGAACAAAGCATAAACCGTAGGCTGCTGCGGCCTGATGAGCGTCGGCGCTTCTACGCCAAGTTCAATCCTGAAGGCCTGCTTCGAGCAGACAGTGCTGCAAGAGCCGCCTTCTATAGCTCGATGACGCAAAACGGCATCTACACCCGTGACGAATGCCGAACTAAAGAAAACCTGGCGCCCATGGGCGGAAATGCAGCCCAGCTCACCGTCCAGTCGAACATGCTTCCTATCGACAAGCTCGGCGAGGGCTCTGGCGATGCTCAACAGGCGCGATCCGCGCTAATCGACTGGCTTAATGACAAGCCCAAAGGAAATTCCGAATGAACCGAAAAGACCAGGTGATGGCGGTCAAGTACCGTTCATTTGACTATGACGTGAAGGCTGTCGGAGAAGACGGCCTTTTTTCTGGCTACGGCTCCGTGTTCGGCGTCGTGGACAGTTACAACGAGGTTGTCGCCCCCGGCGCTTTCCTTGAGTCAATCGCAGACGCCAAATCGAAAGGCAGGACCTTTCCGGTTCTCTGGCAGCACCGGACTGGCGAGCCCATCGGTAGCTGGAATATCGAGAGCCTGAAGGAAGACGATCGGGGTCTTTTCGGATCAGGCGAGCTCTGGCTGGAGGATGCCCCTTACGCCCGTATTGCTCAGCGCGGTATGAAAACCCGCTCGATCACCGGGCTTTCCATCGGTTACTACGTTCGCGCTTCTACCCGCGACGAAAAGACCGGGGTTCGCACACTGACCAAGCTTGATCTGGTCGAGATTTCAATCGTCACGGTACCGGCCAACGACGAGGCCCGAACCGACACTATCAAGTCGAAGCTGGCCCACGGCGGCCTGCCTTCACTACCTGAATTTGAGCTGCTCCTGCGCGAGGCAGGCTTCTCGAAAACTCAATCTGCGGTGATTGCCAACCGTGGATTGCAGCATTTGCTCCGGAGCGAGTCCGCGGGCGACCTGGCAGACACCGAACTTGTCGAGGCGATCAAGAAGCGCCCCGCACTGTCTCTCCCATCGTTTTGAGGATTCATCATGCATAACGCACTGAGCAATGGCGCGCGCGCCGAAACCCGTCAAATGGAGCGCAAAGAGCGCTTCAATGATCAGATCGAGCTGAAAGCAGTCAACGAACTGCTGGACGAGCGCGACAAGGAAATCAAAGCCTTCGCCGAGAAAGCGAGCGCCGAGATTAAGGAGCACGGCTCTATCCTCGCGGATACCAAGACCGTCCTCGATGGCTTGGTTAAAAATGGTCTCGGCCTGCAGGATCGCCTGCAAGACATCGAGCAGAAGATGGCGCGCCGTTTTGCCGCCAACGACCCCACCGACCAGAAGTCGGCCGGTGAAGAGCTTTCCGAGTCCGAAGACTTCCAAGCCCTCCAGGCTCGTGGCCGCGGTATCGCTCGGATCGGTCGCAAGGCAGTGACGAACATCACCAGCGGCTTGACGGGTACAGGCGGTGTTGGCGCGGCGATCCAGGCAACCCGTGTGCCGGGAATCGTCACGTCACCGGAGCGTGAGTTCACCGTGCGCGACCTGATCATGCCTGGGCGCACCGCGTCCAATGCCATCGAGTACGTTCGTGAGACCGGCTTCCAGAACATGGCTGCTCCTCAAAATGGCGAGGGTGCTGCCAAGGCCCAATCCGACCTTTCATACGGCCTGGTGACCACCACCGTCAAAACCATCGCTCACTGGTTCCGTGCTTCCAAGCAGGTGCTGTCTGATATCCCCCTGCTTCAGAGCTACATCAACGGCCGGGCCATCTACGGCCTGAAATACAAGGAAGAAGAGCAGCTGCTCGCTGGCGATGGCACTGGCCAGAACCTGCTGGGCCTGATCCCGCAAGCCACCTTGTTCAACGAAGCGCTGCGCAAGACTGGCGACACGAAGATCGACACCCTGCGCCGCGCCATCCTGCAGGTGCGTATCGCTGAATACCGTGCCTCGGCAATCGCGTTGAACCCTGTCGACTGGGCAGACATCGAGCTGACCAAGGATGCGAACGGCTCGTACATCTGGGTCAACGTTCAAGAGGGCGGGGCGCAGCGTCTGTGGAAGTTGCCAGTTGTAGACAGCAACGCAGTGCCGGAAGGCGAGTTCCTTGTTGGCGCCATGAACATCGCCGCCCAAGTGTTCGATCGCGAAGACGCTGCCGTTGAAGTCTCGACTGAAGACGGTGACAACTTCCGCACCAACATGGTGACCATCCGCGCTGAAGAGCGCCTGGCGCTGGCAGTTTACCGTCCAGAGTCGTTCGTCCACGGCGAATTCGAAGCAGCCTAAAGGCGAAAGCCGCTCAAAGGAGCGCACCCGGGAGACCGGGTGCGATCAGCTATGCCAGATATTCAAGTGAAAACCATCAAGGGCTTTGATAGTGAAGGTACTTACGTCAAGCGCGGTTCTACGATCACGGTCGACGAGTTCCGCGCTTCGGACTTGCACGCTAACGGCCTCATCGAGGATTACAAGGTGAAGAAGAACGCCGAACCCAGCAACAAGAAATCCCCGGAGCCCGAGAACAAATCGGGGCAGAAGCCCCCAAATAAGCCCAAGGCTGACTGACCATGAGCGTGATCGACATCGAGCTGGCAATGAAGCACCTGCTTGCTGAGCCTGAAGACAAGGATTTGGTGCAGTCGCAGCTGGATGGTGCTGAAGAAGCTGCACAGCAGTTCCTGCAACGTCGTTTTTTCGCCAGTCAGGCGGATGTCGATCTCGCGAAGGCTGAAATTATTCAGCGCACCCAGGCGGCGCGTGCTGCATACCGGGCCGCGCTGGATCTGGCCGACGATCCAGAAAGCTTGGACATTCGCTGCCGTCTTCGCGAGCGCGCTCGCCAAGCATTGTCTGACACCTTCGAGCAGATCGACATGGACGACTTTGGGATCGTGGTCAACAAGGCTATTGAGGCTGCTTGCCTGCTCAAGCTGGGCCACCTGTTCGCGAATCGTGAAGAAGTCGTGATCGGTGGCGTAGCGACCGAGCTACCGCTCGCTTCAAAGTCGCTTCTGATGCCCTACCGCGTAAGGATGGGTGTGTAATGCGTGCCGGTCGACTTCGACATCGAATAACGTTCCAGGCGCTGGGCCGACAGCAGGACCCTGCGACCGGTGAAGAGCTGGAGAGCTGGCAAAAGGTATGGGACAAGGTCCCCGCAGCGGTCGAGCCGCTGAGCGCCAAGGACTTTATTGCTGCCCAGGCCAGCCAGTCAGAGGCCACCGCGCGGATGGTTATCCGCTACCGAGCCGGCGTGCTGCCGACGATGCGAATCCTTTACCGGGGTGATGTCTACGACATTAAAGGCCCGCCGCTGCCCGATCTCGATTCAGGTCTGGACTATCTCACCATCTTGGTGGCCAAGGGGGTCAACGATGGCTGACTCAGTGGATTTCCAACTGGAGGGTATTGACTCTCTCGTTGGGAAACTCGAATCGATCACTCAGGACATGAAGCGTAAAGGCGGTCGGTCGGCGCTGCGTAAGGCTGCCCAGCTGGTGGCCAACAAGATGAAAGAAGGCGCCCAGCGGATAGACGACCCTGAAACAGGCCGATCTATCGCGGACAACATCGCGCTTCGCTGGAACGGGAAATTGTTCAAGTCCAGCGGGGACCTCGGTTTCCGGGTTGGTGTTCTGCAAGGCGCTGTTCTCAAGAAAGGCGGCGACAAATCTGCAAACGCTGCGACGCCGCATTGGCGACTGATCGAATTCGGTACTTCCAAAATGCGTGCTGATCCATTCGCGCGAAAGGCCTTGGCGGACAACATAGCCGAGGCAACCAATACATTCATAACCGAATACGAGAAGGCCATTGACCGCGCGATTAAACGAGCGGCCAAGGCCTCAGGGGGGGCGTGATGCCATATGCACCCATATTCGCCGTATGTGCTGCTGACGAAGGGGTAACGGCACTACTTGGCGTCAGCCCCACCAGGCTCTATCCGTTCGGTGAGGCACCGGAAGGCGTGGCGAATCCGTATGCAGTTTGGCAGGTCATCACAGGCAGCCCAGAAAACTACCTCGCAGGCCGCCCAGATGTCGATGGGTTCACGTTGCAGGTTGATGTCTATGCCGCCACAGGCGCGCAGGCAAGGGCAGTGACTGACGCGATCAGTCACGCCATTGAGCTCAAAGCGTATGTAGTCCGCTGGGGCGGCGAGAGCAAAGACACCGAAACAAAGCTATACCGGTCCAGCTTCGATATCGACTGGCTTGTGCCCAGATAGCCGAAACCCATTCATCCGGCCCGCCATGCGCGGGCTTTTTTATGTCCGACATTTGGAGAAAGCCATGTCGATTCTTACCCAAGGCACTCAGGTTTTCGCGCTGGTGCCTTCCGCTGCCAATCCGGCGGTTCTCGAGATCCTCGAGATCGAATGCGCCACCGCATTCAGCCCGGGCGGCAACCCTGCCGACCAGATCGAAGTCACGTGCCTGAGCGATAAAGTTCGTCGTTACATGCGCGGCCTTCGTACTCCGGGGCAAGCTTCCCTGACCCTGAACGCTGATCCTCGCAGCGCTTCTCACGTTCGTCTTCATCAGATTTCCGAAGACGACACTATCGAGAGCGTGGCATGGGCTGTTGGCTGGGCTGATGGCACGGCTGCTCCGACACTGAACGCTGCCGGTGACGACTTTGAGCTCCCGACGAGTCGTACATGGTTTATCTTCGATGGCTACGTTTCTGATTTCCCGTTCGACTTCGCAGCCAACACTGTGGTGACTACGGCCGCCACCATCCAGCGTTCGGGCGGCTCCGCCTGGGTTCGCAAGACAGCCAGCGCATAAGGGATTTCCATGAAGCTCAGCCTTGAAAGCTTGAGGGACGTCGGTGCATTTACCGGCCGCCCCGTTGAGAAAGAAATCAGATGGCAGCAGGATGAAAAAGAGATCGTCGCCACGGTCTACGTCAGGCCACTTGGGTTTCAAACGGCGATCAACGATGTGCTATCCGCCGCTGGCAAGGTTCAGGTTCACGCGGGCCGAATTGCCGCAAGTATCTGCGACGAAAAGGGGAAGCCCGTCTTCACGGTTGAAGACATCACCGGTGAAGCTGATCCAGCGCGTGGCTCGCTCGACCCCAGCCTGACTTTCGCGTTGCTGACAGTCATCGGCCAGGTCAACAATATGGGAAAGACGACGCCCTCTCCGACGACGAAGAGTTCTGGCACGAGCTCGTCCTCGCCGGCATCGGCGGGCGCACGATCGCGGAAGCCAAGGAAACCATCAGCCTGAACGAGTTCAGGTCGTGGCGTAAATACCGAGACCTGCGCGGCTCCCTGAATACAGGCATGCGGGTGGAGCGCGGCTCGGCCATGCTTGCCATGATGTACGCCAACGTGAACTACAAGGACGGTCCGTACAAGATTTTCGATTTCATGCCGCATGAGGTCGAGCAGCCCATCAGTCTTGAACAGGCGATGGAAAGCTGGGCGTGACATTGATAGAGTCAAGCCTTTCCAGCGGAGGACAGGATATGCGGCCAGTTGTTACGGAACAGACAAGCAAGCGTTATAAAGGATTCATGCTGATAGGAGGGCTATTCTGTTGTGTGGGCGTCATCGCTTTTTTTGGTGAAAATCCTATCGCAGGTGCATTTTTGTTCTTGGGTGGTCTTGTGACCTACCTATGGGCCAGAGCCGCTGCGTGGTGGAATCACGGTTAACATCAAAATTTCAAAGACCCGCAAGCGCGGGTTTTTTTTCGCCTGGAGAAAGATGAATGAGCAAGTCACTGGGCACGCTTACGTTGGATTTGGTGGCCCGGATTGGATCGTTCACTGGGCCGCTTGACAGGGCGAGCCAGGAAGCCAAGAAGCGAAACGCGGAAATTGCTAAATCCTTTGAAAGTCTGGCCAAGGGCGTGGGCGTTGCCATTGCTGGAGTTCCTGCAATCCTGACTGGGCTTGTGGCATACACAGCCAGTAGCTCAAAGGAAATATCCAACCTTGCAGCCCTGGCTGGCCTTGGTACGACTGAGTTTCAGAAGTACGCAGCGGGCGCAAAGACAGTTGGTGTTGAACAGGAAAAACTGGCGGATATTTTCAAGGACACCAACGACAAGTTGGGCGACTTCTTCAACACCGGCGGCGGTGAGCTTAAAGACTTCTTTGAGGTCATTGCCCCTAAGGTTGGCGTGACTGCTGAGAGCTTCAAGAAACTCAACAGCGCAGAGGCACTCCAGCTTTATGTTTCCAGCCTTGAAAAAGCCAATGTCTCCCAGGCTGAAATGACCTTCTACATGGAAGGCATCGCTGATGAGGCGAGCGCACTTGTTCCGCTTTTGCGTTCTGGTGGTAAGGAGTTCAAGCAGCTAGGAGAGGCTGCGGAATCAGCAGGCGCAATCCTGAGCGTGCAGACTATTGCAGTTTCCAAGCAGCTCTCCAAAGAACTGGTCGGGCTTATGCAGAACTTGCAGGGAGCAAAAAACAAACTTGCTGATGACTTCATGCCTGTAGTCCAGCAACTGACCAAAGACCTGAACGAAACAGTTAAAGCCGGCGGCGGCGTGACAAAAGTAGTCGGAGAGCTGAGTGATCAACTTGTTACAGCGACTGCCTTTGTTGTCAATGCGGGTGATGGAGTAACAAGGGTCTTCAAGATAGTTGCTGATACGCTCGTCGGGATGTACTCAACGGCGGTGGGTTATACGTCTTCAATGATGGCAGACGTAGCTGCAGGCCTTGCCAAATTCACTATTGGTGATACCTCAAAGCAATTTATTGCCGACAGCGCCCGGTTGCGCGACGAGGCCAAAATCAACTTTGGTGTGGCAGCCCAAGCTGCTGCAGGTATCAAGGAAAGCCTGGAAACTCCGCTTACCGGGGATACGATCCAGAAGTACATTGCCGATGCGCGGGCTGCCGCTGTCGAGTATCAGCGTTTGTTTGGCGGAAACGGATTCAGTGACCAGGGCGGCAAGGGCAGTGGTGTCGATCCAAAAGCGCTGGAAGCGGCCAAGCAGGCCGCAAAGGATGCGGAATCTGCATCGAAGCGACTTAGCGACACCGTCAAAGGAGCAGAGACTGACCTTCAACGCCAGATCGCTCTGATCAATACCAGCGCCGATGCTCAGAAAAACGCGACCGAAGTGGACAAAATCCGCTTTGAGGTCGCGTCGGGCAAGCTGGTCGGGATCAACGCTGTTCAGCAAAAGCGCCTGGAGGGTTTGGCGTCAGAGCTGGATGCTCTACAGAAACTCAAGATTGCAAACGAGGAAGAGGCCAAGGCCGTCAGCTTTCTCGCAACCCTCAAGGATGAAAACGCTTCCGTCGGTGCAGGCTTCGACATGGAGCTTGCTGGCGCCGGGATGGGGGACAAGGCGCGGGACCGCCTGAAACAGGACATGGCCATTCAGGAGGATTACACCCGCAAGGCTGCAGACCTCCAGGCTCAACGTAACTCCGGTGATATCAGCGCTGAACTGTATGCCAAAGAGACCGGCATGCTCTCCGAGGCGCTGGCCGAGCGCATGCTCAAGCAGCAGGACTATTACAATCAGGTCGATGAAGCCCAGTCCAGATGGATGGATGGCGTAAGTGATGCCTGGCAGAACTACGTAGACGCCGCTGAAAATTACTCGGCTATCGCAGCCGATTTCGTCTCTGGCAGCCTGGATGATTTGACCGGTGGTCTGGGCAACGTGTTCTCCGATGTGGTTACCGGCGCAAAGGATGCCGGTGATGCAATCGCGGACTTTGCCAGCAACATGGGCAAGTCTGTGATTAACGCGCTCTCCGACATGGCCGCTCAGTGGTTGATCTATCAGGGCATTCAGTTGCTTGTAGGGAAAAGCGGCCAGTCAGCTGCGGCGACCGGACTGATCGCCAACGCGCAGGCTGCGTCGGCTCAGGCTGCGCTCAACGCTTATGCGTCGACCGCCGGTATTCCCCTAATCGGTCCTGCTGCGGCTCCTGCCGCTGCACTGGCTGCAGCAGCTGCAACAGCACCAATGGTCGCTTCTGTTTCCGCTTCCGCGCTGATGGGTATGGCGCACAACGGTATAGACAACATCCCGAAGGAAGGCACCTGGCTGCTCGATGGCGGTGAGCGCGTGCTCAACCCGAACCAGAACCGCGACCTGACCAGGTATCTGGCTGAAAAGTCCGGGAATGGTGCTGGCGGTGCGCCGTCTTTCACCATCAACGCGCCAGTGAATGTCCAGGCCCAGCCCGGTATGACTGACGCAGAGGCGGCCAGACAGGGCTCGGCAGTATCGTCGGCACTTGAGGCTCAGCTCGGGCAGTTTCTGGACAGAGAAATGCGTCAGGGCGGACGTCTTTGGAGGCGAACGTAATGGCTGAGACATTCGATTTTGATGTGCAGGTCGGCGCTTCCGGTGACGTGAAGCAGCGCACCTGGTCGAACGACTTCGGCGACGGTTACACCCAGGCAGGCGGTGTCGGTATCAACACCAAGTCGCAGGCGTGGGACGTGACCGTGACCGGGCGTTACGGTGCTGGCCAGAAGCTCCAGCAGGTTCGGGACTTTCTGGACCGGCATGAGGGGTTCAAGTCATTCCTCTGGACGCCGCCTGGTAGCGGGCAGGGCCGGTACACAGCAAACGGCTACAAGCTGGCGACGCTCGGCAACGGTCTGCACTCACTGTCCACAAACTTCAAGCAAACCTTCAAACCCTGACCCCGCCGAGTGCGGGGTTTTTCGTAGGTAACCACCATGATTTACAGCGCGGACATCCAGAAACTGGAGCCCGGCAACCAGATTCGTCTGTACGAACTGGATGCCACGCGGCTTGGTGCCACGCTCTGGCGCTTTCACGGGCACGAACACGAGGGAGACATCATCTGGCAGAACCAGCTGTATTCCCCCATCCAGATCGAGGCCAGTGGCTTCGACATTCGCGGCGATGGTCGGCCAGCAACGCCCAAGCTCAGGCTGGCCAACGAGCTGTCGGGTGTTCCTCGAGCAGTATCAGCGCTTTGCCTTCAATTCAAGGATTTGGCCGGCGCGAGCTTCAAGCTGATCGAGACGTTCAAGCACTTCCTTGATGCCGCGAACTTTGACGGCGGCAACCCGGACGCTGCCGATCAAAGCCGCATCAGCCTGTGGAGAATCGAGCAGAAGACCGAAGAGAACTTTTCGTCGGTCGGGTTCGAGCTTTCCAGCCCGATCGACATGGAGGGCCAGCAGCTGCCGTCCCAGCAGATCACCAAACTGTGCCGCTGGGCCATGCGCGGCCAGTACCGGCAGGAGGCGTGCGCGTACACCGGCACCGCGTATTTCGACAAGAAGAACGAACCCACCGACAACCCGGCGCTGGACCGCTGCGGTGGCTGGTGGAGCAGCTGCAAGTTGCGCGGCAATACCCGCCGGTTCGGCGGATCAATGGGCGCAAGCCTGATCGCCAAGGGGTAACCATGCGAATCAATCAAAAGCTTCAGGACGCCATGCGGGCGCACGCCGAGCAGTCTCACCCGGCCGAGGCCTGCGGGCTGCTGATCAAGACCGATGCCGGCCGCGAATACGTGCCGTGTGGCAATGTGGCCACCAACCCACTGCAGCACTTCCTGATCGACAAGCACGACGCGGCGGCGGCAGAGGACCGGGGCGAGGTGCTGGCGATCGTGCACAGCCACCCGGACCGCGCCGCCACGCCGAGCATGACTGACCTGGTCAGCTGCGAGCTGCACGAACTGCCCTGGGCGATTGTGGGCTGGCCCGGCGGTGACATTCAGTGGTTCAAGCCGACCGGGTTCCAAGCTCCGCTGCTGGGCCGGGACTTCTCGCATGGCCTGCTTGATTGCTGGTCGGCCTGCCGGGACTGGTACGCCCGCGAGGCGTCGTTGCCGCTGCCGAACTTCGAGCGCAAAGAACTGTGGTGGGAAGATCCAGACAGCCCGAGCCATTACGAAGAGAATTTCGAGGCCTGCGGATTTGTTCGGGTCGATCAACCGCAACGCGGCGACCTGCTTGTCTTCCAGATCCCGACCGTGGGCAGGCCCTGCCATTTCCCGAACCACGCCGCGATCTACCTCGGGGCCGATGCCAGCCTGCACAGCGAGGACGCGCCTGCGCTGGGCGGCTCCGGCCCGTTCATCTACCACCACATGCCCGGTCGCCTGGCTGCCCGTGAGGTCTACGGCTGGTCGATGGCCAACCGCGTGAAGCTGATGCTGCGTCACAAGGAATACACCCCATGACCATGCGCACCATCAAGTTGTACGGCGTGCTGCGCAAGCATTTCGGCCGCGAGTACCGCATCGACGTGCACAGCGTGCGCGACGCCGTAAATGCGCTGTGTGCGATGAAGCCAGGCTTCGAGAAGTTTCTGCGGACCGGCGAAGAGCGTGGCCTGGTGTTCAGCGTGTTCTGCGGCAAGCGCAACGCCGGCGAGGGCGAGTTCGACATGCAGGGCAGCGACAACACCGATATCCGCATCGTGCCGCTGATCCAGGGTAGCAAGCAGGCCGGGTTGTTCCAGGTGGTGCTGGGCGTGGCGCTCGTCGTGGGCGGCCTTTTCTCTGGCGGTACGACTACAGCGCTGGGCATGGGGCTGCTTGGCGCGGGTGCGGCGGTCGGCCTCGGTGGTGTGGTGCAGATGCTTTCTCCCACAACGACTGCCGGCGTCGGCAACAACAACGATGACGGCAACAACCCCAGCTACGGGTTCGGCGGTGCAGTGACCACTGTTGCCCAGGGCAACCCATACCCCGTGCTCTACGGCGAACGAGAGATCGGCGGGGCCGTCGAGTCAGGCGGCATCTACACACAAGATCAGATTTGATCATCAGGTAACACCAGACCCGCTTCGGCGGGTTTTCTTTTTTCTGGGGGCGGTATGGGAAGTGCGGTAGCAGCGCGAAGCATTCGCGGGAGCAAAGGCGGCGAGGCAAAACAGAAGCAGCCGACGATTGCGCTAAACAGCACAGCTTCGATTGCTACCGCGCGCATCGTCTACCTGTGGAGCTGGGGGCCGATCGTTGGGCCGGTGAACGGCCTGCGCTCGGTGAAGCTCGACGGCACGCCGCTGGTGGCCGAGGACGGGACGGTCAACTTCCCGGGCGTGAAGTGGCAGTTCCGCAATGGCGAGCTGAACCAGCAGCGTCTTGAGGGCATTGCCGAGTCCAGCAACGAAGTTGACGTGAACCAGCAACTGATCAGCACCACGCCCTACCTGCGCACAGTCAATAACCCGGTGCTGGACGCCCTGCGTGTGCGTCTCAGTTGGCCACAGCTCCAGGCTCAGGACCAGAGCGGCAACATCAACGGCGTGCGCATTGATTACGCCATTGACCTGGCCACCGACGGCGGGCCGTTCGTGCAGGTGCTCGCGGACTTCGTTGATCGCAAGAACGTGACCAAGTACGAGCGCAGTCACCGGCTCAACTTGCCCGCGGGCAGTCGCTGGACCATGCGCGTGCGCCGGATCACGCCCGAGGCCAACAGCTCGCTGATTCAGGACGGCATGTTTATCGAGGCGGTGGCCGAGGTCGTAGACAGCGATCAGGAATTTCCTCTCACCGCCGTGGGCTGCGTTGAATATGACGCCCAGCAGTTCGGCGGCGATATCGCCAAGATCGCGGTACTGATGCGCGGGCGCATCGTGCGCGTGCCATCCAACTACGACCCGGAGACGCGGACCTATGCCACGTCTGGCGCAGGCACCAGCAACGGGATTTGGGACGGTACTTTCAAAGAGGCTTACACCAACAACCCAGCCTGGGTGTGCTACGACCTGGCGCTGAACCCGTATTACGGCCTTGGGCACCGGATCGATGCCACGATGGTGGACCGCTGGAACCTGTATCGCATCGCGCAGTATTGCGACCAGATGGTGCCGAACGGCATGGGTGGTGTGCACCCTCGGTATACCTGCAACATCTACCTGCAAAAGCAGGCAGATGCCTACGCAGTGCTGCAGGACTTGTCGGCGATCTACCACGGCATGAGCACCTGGGATGGCAGCCAGATCACGTTCAACGCTGATATGCCTGGCGACCCGGTCTACACCTACAACCCTTCGCAGATACTGAACAACGGCGAGATCCAGTATTCGGGCACCCGGGCGCGCGACCGCCACAACCTTGCAATGGTGACGTGGGACAACCCGGACCAGAGTTTTACGACGGACAAAGAGCCTGTATTTGATGACGTGGCGCTGGCAGAAACCGGGTCAGTCAACGAGCTGTCCGTCGATGCTTATGGCTGCACGTCACTCGCCCAGGCGCAGCGCGCGGGCCAGTACGCGCTGATCACCGAACAGGCGCAAACGAGGGGTGGCACGTTCCGTGTCGGCCTAGACGGAGGCATTCCGAAAACCGGGCAGATAATTGCCGTGGCTGACCCTATGTTGGCCGGTCGCGCGAACGGCGGGCGCATCAGCGCGGTGGCGGGGCGGGTGATCACCGTTGACCGTGACATCGATCTTTCGACCGGTGCCAAGCTTCGCGTGAACCTGCCCAGCGGCAAGACCGAGGCGCGGGTGATCAGCTCGCTGGATGGACGTCGCGCCACCCTCGCGGCCAGCTTTAGCGAGGTGCCGGAAGCCGAATGCGGCTGGATTCTCGAATACGACGACCTGAAAACCATGCAGTTTCTGGTGCGCAACATCACGCGCCCGGAATGGCACCAGTACCAGCTCGAGTGCATCCAGCACGAGCCGAGCAAGTTTGACGCCATCGACTTCGGCGCCGTGGTAGATATCCGGCCGATCAGCGGCATACCTGTGGGCGTGCAGGCTGCGCCGGCCGCGGTGTTCGTGACCCAGCACGTTGTGATTGAGCAGGGTATCGCCGTCACCAACATGACCATCAGTTGGGATGCTGCGCCAGGCGCGGTTGCGTATGACGTGGAATGGCGCTGGGGCTCGCGTGAGTGGGTCAAGATGCCGCGCACGGGCGAGCAGTCTGTTGACGTGCCCGGCATTTACTCCGGCCAGTACATGGCCAGGGTGCGTGCAGTCAGCGCCCTGAACGTCTCGTCTCTGCCGGTCACTTCGCTGCTGACGAACCTGCAGGGCAAGACCAGCTTGCCACCGGCAGTCACCTCGCTGACTGCCGCTTCGCTGATCTTTGGCATCAAGCTGAAATGGACCTTCCCACCAGGCGCAGAAGACACGCAGCGCACGGAAATCTGGTACGGGCCGACGACCGATCTGGCCAGGGCCACCAAGCTGAGCGACCTGGCCTACCCGCAGTCGGAACACGTCATGCAGGGCCTGCTGGCGGGTGTGACGTTCTTCTTCTGGGCGCGCCTGGTGGACCGGACCGGGAACATCGGGCCGTGGTATCCAGCCGGAGTCGGCGTAATGGGGCAGGCCAGCAGTGATGCTGGGGCAATCCTTGAAATGATCGCCGACCAGATTTCGGAAACGGAGCTGGCCAAGAACTTACTGGACCGTATCGACCTCATTGACGGCAGCGGACCTGGCTCTGTGAACGAACGCCTGGACGAGCTCAAGGCCGAGATCGGAGAAATCACCGACGCGCTGGTGTACGTGCCGACTGACGCCTATGTCCGCGACAACACGGTGCGCGTGGGTGACAACCTCTGGACGGCCATCGCGGCGGTGCCTGCGGCTGCCAATGGATCGAACGGCCCGCCGAACCCGGCTTACTGGGTCAACAGTGGGCAGTCGATCCGCACGGCCAATGCTCTGGCGGCCCAAGTAACGAAGAACACCGCAGACATCACCACGGTGGACGGCAAGACCACTGCGACTGCCACACAGATGCAGGCCGTGCAGGCGCAGTACCGGACCGACAGCGGTGAAGGCGATCTGCTCGACGCGCTCAGAGGTTGGGAGAGCACGGCCAGTGTGGCGCAGGAAGTGAAGGTCAGGACGGAACAGGACTTCGCTCTTGCTCAGCGAACAACCCTGCTTGATGCTCGAGTCGGCGGCAACGAGTCGAAAATCAGCATTGTTGAAACTGCTCAGGCCACGGACAGGGAGGCTACCGCCCAGCAGATCACCAATTTGACCGCCACGGTCACCACGAACCAATCAACGGTTCAAGCGGCCATACAGTCTGAGGCTACGACCAGATCGAACGCGGACGGTGCGCTGTCCACTCTGATATCTACTGCCCAGGCCACAGCCAATGGTGCCAGCGCAGCGGTTCAGACGGTCAGCTCGGCGCAGGCGACCACGGACGGCAAGCTGACGGCGATGTATACCGTCAAATTGCAGGTCAACTCCAACGGTCAGTACGTCATGGCCGGGATCGGCGCAGGGATTGAGAATGTTGGCGGTGTTCTTCAAAGCCAGATTCTCATGTCGGCTGACCGGTTTGCGCTGGTGAACACTTTAGCGGGTGGCGCGATTTCGACGCCTTTCGTTGCACAGAACGGCCAGTTGTTCCTTGGTCCGACGTTCATTCAGGACGGCACGATTACCAACGCCAAAATCGGTAGCTACATCAGCTCAACTAACTATATTGCAGGCCAATCAGGGTGGATTCTGAGCAAAGACGGTACGTTCGAAATCAACTCACCGCTTGCTGGGGGAGGCAGGCAGGTCATTAACGGTCAAGGCGGCAAGGTTTATGACGAGCGAGGCCAGTTGCGCTACCAGTGGGGGAATTTATCCGCATGAGTTACGGAGCCAGAGTTTGGGACGAAAACGGGAACTTGGTCATGGATACGACCACGTTCACTTATCAGGTGATATGGCAGGGGGTTGTCGATTTCAGTGATACAACAGGATCAACAGCCAAGATCATAACGCTGAGCATTCCTGGCTTCGACCCGGCCAACTGCGTGTTCATGGTCATCCCCACCAGGTCACAGGATATTCAAACAGCAGAAGGTGATGCGCTCGGAAACATAAAGTCCTACCCCTACGTGACGACATCGGCCGGGCAAGTTGTTTTGAGGTCGGCCAACCCGTCCGCAAATCTTGCAAATACAAACCAGACGCGCATTGTCGCGAAAGGCTTCGCAGTGAGGTTCAAGACATGAGCTTTGGCGTCATCAGCATCAACGACAGCTCTTTCGTGCAGATTGATTCGGAAACGCCTCGGCTTTGCGTACTCACAAAGGGTGCGTACTCGGGCACCACTGATGCAAACGTCACTTTTCCGCGCGCTGTTACAAGCGCTGACCCTCCACTGGTCTTCATTCGCCCAGACCAGACTGGTGCAATTCAGGTTCCGATTTCAGTCTGGTTCACGGGCGGCCCAGGCAATTGGACAGGCTTTTCGATGAAGGCATCTAACGTTCAGAGCACTCTGAGCGGGCAGTACTTCATTGCGGCCTGGGCCTCTATGGGAACAGCTGCTTATGGCATGCGAATCTGGGGGGCGAGTGGCGATCTGGTATACGACAGCGGCGCACCACCAGTCGTCGTGACGTTTGCTGCTGGTAACTGGGCTTATGTCGGTAGCGAACAGCTAACTGTTAGTCGTCGGTATATCTGGAGTATCAACAAGTTGCTGGGTGCTGGCGAGTTCATATCCATCAACTCGTTTGCCATGCATTGCCATAGTAGCTCAAATGGCGGTGGCTGCGGTATCGCAGTGGACTATGTCAATTCAAAAATAATGATGTACAGCCTTGCAAGCACTGCGTGGACCGATCAAGGGCACCGCCCTTTTCTCTGCGCAAAACTTACCGCCTGAATCAAGGCAGACAATTAGGAGCATTCGATGCCTTGGTATAAGTCGGGGACGGTTTCCGTTACCCAAAATTCGAACGCCGTTATTGGCAGTGGTACGGCATTCATTGCAAACAGCCGTGTTGGCGATGGCTTTCGTGGCCCGGATGGCGGCTGGTACGAGGTGACGAACATCGCCAGTGATACGGCCATGTCGATATCGCCAAACTATCAGGGCGCCAGCAATAGTGCTGGTGGGTACGCGCTCGCTCCGCTGCAGGGCTACGTCAAAGAGTCCGCAGACCGGCTCCGTGCGCTGGTCCTTCAGTATGGTGACAAGCTGGCTGCACTGGGCACCACCGGCAACTACGATGTGCTTCCGGTAGCTAAGGGTGGTACTGGTCGGACTGACGGCCGCGTTTTACTTACTGAGGTCGGAGTTCAGCAAGCTGCTGTGCTATACAACTCTCAAGGTATGTACATGGGTTGGAATTCAGGGTCGCAGGGCGAGGGGCACTTTATTGTTAACCAGGGCGGCGGTGCTGGAGGTTTTACGTGGCGATCCGTGAACGCCAACAACAGTTCAGGCGGGCCTGTCATGAGTTACAGTTATGGCGGCCTGCTTTCCGTGCCTCAACTGGCACTTAGCACTGCGCTGAGCATAGCTAACGGCGGGACCGGCGCTAATAACAAGGACGACGCGCTCGCCGCTATAGACGCGCAGAAAAAGAGACCGAGCCTCACTGCCTTGTCTTTCGACACGTTCGCAGCTAATCAGGTTCCTTTCTTTACCGGCTCCTCGTCTTCATCGCTCATGACTGTGACCCCCTACGCACGCACCCTATTGGATGACGCTGACGCCGCCACAGCCTGCGCTACTTTGGGCCTCGGTAACAACTCGTACGCCCCCCGGTTCCTTTTTTCTAAGGGCGCTAGCAGTCCCAACAGCGCTATAGCTACCGGAAGCGGGCTCTATTTTGGCTGGAACGAGAGTGCGGCTTCTGGTGAAGCCAACTTTGTATGTAATAGGGGGCTTGGTATCGGAGGGTTTAGCTGGCGAACTATTGCCAACGACAACAGTGCAACAGGCCCAACTATGACTTTGTCATATGGTGCAGTGCTTAACGTTCCGGGTGGTGTGACCCAGAGTTCCGACAGGAACTTGAAGATTAACGACGTGGAAATAATGGATGGGTTGGAAAGGGTACGTCAGATCAGGCCCGTCGAATATGATCGAAAATACAATCTAAAAGACACAACTTACCCGCTCCATGAAGCTGGGATGATCGCTCAGGAGCTATATGAGGTCCTGCCTTTGGTTGTAACTCCTGCCGGCAAAGGACTGGGTCAAGAGACTTGGGCTGTTAATTACACCTCAATCATCCCCTATTTAGTATCGGCCATAAAAGAATTGGCCTCTTCAAACGATGAGCTTTCCCGCAAAGTTGAAGAGCTTATGGCGGCTCGGAACGACGCAGTGTAATACCAGCACCACACGCACCCGCCATTGAGCGGGTATTTTTTGCCTGGAGAAACACCGATGCCGATCACCGCGCAGCAACTACTGCAGATCCTCCCGAGCGCCGGCCAGAAAGCCGGCGTTTTTGCACCCGTCCTCAACACGGCGATGAGCAAGTACCAGATCGTCACGGTGCCGCGCATCGCCGCATTCATCGCCCAGGTGGGCCATGAGTCCGGCCAACTGCGCTATGTCCGCGAGCTGGGCGGCAGCGCCTACCTGTCGAAGTACGACACCGGCAAGCTGGCCGAGCGCCTGGGCAACACGCCCGAGGCTGACGGCGACGGCCAATTCTACCGTGGGCGCGGCCTGATCCAGATCACCGGCCGGGCCAACTACGAGGCGTGCGGCGAAGCGCTTGGCCTGGACCTGGTCAACCACCCTGAATTGCTCGAGCTGCCGCAGCACGCTGCGATGTCGGCGGCGTGGTTCTGGCACCGGGCAGCGTTGAATACGTTGGCCGACAAGGGCGACTTCCTGACCATCACCAGGCGCATCAACGGCGGCACGAACGGCCTGGCTGATCGGCAGGCGCTGTACGCCCGAGCATTGAAGGTGCTGGCGTGAAGGGCTTGTCATGGAGGGCGGCGGGCTTGTTGCCAAATTAATCCGTATAAGTATCCCAGGGGAGAGCCTTCGCCTTAGGCGCTTGTTGTACGAATAAGATGTACGCCCGTCGGAGCGAGCAGTGGAGTGTCAGCCACCCGCTATGGTTAAGGCTCCCTACCAAGGAGCAAGAAAACATGGACGTCACCCAAGTCAGACTCTGCGTCTACGGCCAGCACAACACCAGGCTGGGCACGATGGATAGCGAAGGGGTCATCAGGTCGGATCGAGCGGTGATTTTCCGAGTGAGAGGCGGCGCTGTCTACTCAATGCACGAGAGCTATCTCGGAAAGCTTGTAGGCGGTGTGTGCCGTACGCCTAGGGGGGAGTTGATATTTACATTGAGAGACATGTAAATATCGCAACGCTGAACTTACTGCAAATGAGGGGGTATATATCCGCTTGGGGGGCACGGTTTAAATCATGTAGTTAATTCAGAGATAACAGGTAATTGCATCAGCAAAGTGTGAATTGCCGCCTACACTCCGCGAGATGTAGGTCTCAGGAATTCTCCTGGCTTGCGACAGGGATGCCCCAAATGACTTCCAGCGTAGATCTGAGACCTATCATTGAGGCTGCGTTTTTGCCGATGACGTGCGTATGCGATTTCGCCCCGGGCGGCTCAATGACGATCCGGATATCCAACCCAGCCATCGAGGCGGAAGAGTTCACCGTGACAGGCATCGACACGACGGCGCTGGTCACGATCCGCGACATCGTTGCGCTTGTGCTTGAGGTGAAATCGGAAATGAGACTGCGGCGCTCAGCGTCTTACCTGCATCAAAGAGGGCGGTAAGAGCAGGCAGAACGAAAAGCCCGGCGCTGGGCCGGGCTTTAAATGTTAATTACTCTCCGGGAGAAATCGGCAGCCTGAGTTGAACCCCAGCTCTTCGATGCTCCAAGACCTGGATTATTTCGTGGTGAGCTTTAAGCTGTTCTCCGACGAGGACCTTGCGCTCTCTGAGCACTACCTTCATCAGATCCCCCTTTCCAAATCTAGTATCACCACCCTCTACGCCGCGTAAAAAATCAGTGTCAGTGATGGTTGCGTGAAAGGTTGAAGCACCGTCATAAAAACGCCATTTATGGTCATCCCGAAAAGCGACATTCACAAGCTGCAAGCTGGCGACTCGATCGCTCTCATCGAGATGCTCCTCCTCTTGCTCAGGCGCCACGAAGTTTTCCGCCTCTTCTGCTGATACAGCAGCGAAGTCACCTTTTGAATCCCGTATCGCAAAATAGTCAATTCCCGGCTTTCTCAAAGGCTTAAGAACTACGTCTTCAAAGGCCTTTCTCAAGCGCCAGTTGCGGAAAAGCGCGAGAACTCGCTCCTCAGTATCGAAATGGTCCTGATCGCAAAAAACTCGAACGACACCATCTGTCATTATTTCTACGTTGCTGATCTTTCGGTTTCTCACCCACTTAATGAGATGAAATACACCCGTGGTCGTTCCGCCTGCCAGACCAAGAACCGTTACCAGGTTTAGCGCCGCGATAACTGCGTTTCCTGCAAAAAGGTCTTGAGCCTGCTGTATCAGGCTTTGAGTGACACCGAGGTCAATGGCGAAGCAGCCAGTCTTGAAGGATCCTTTGACGTTAACGGAAACCTTGGTGCGGTTGTCGTTTAGTGTCGCATTAGCCTCCTCAAATAACTCACCCAGCGCCAGCAAAGCAGGGGCAAGGTCTCTCACCTCCATCTCATGCGTCTGAAGTGCCGGGCCGTCGTAAATAATCTGGAGGGATGCTTTGCTCATATCAGTCATTGTTGCTTCCGTGCATGAATCTGTCTATTTAAGGTTACGGCTATCTGTCTGAAATCACGTATTTGGATGTCGGTGGTGCCGGCGTGACCGGCTTTTACGCAAACTTCATCAGCGCCCTAACCACCACCCCAATAATCCGGCAGTCATCCGGGCACGGCACGGCACGGAACGGTAGGGTGTGGCGGGTTCAGCGAGCTCTCTACAAAAGCTGCCATTAAGCTGGCAATACTCAGCCAAAACAGCGCTAAAAGGCACAAAAAAAGCACCTGCGGTGAACGCTAAGTGCTTGATTTGTAACGCTTGTATGGTGGAGCCGGGGGGATTTGAACCCCCGTCCGCCAGTACTCCGCTGTCGGTACTACATGCGTAGCCGTGTCTATTAAGTTAACCCTCAGCGACCCGACGGGCAGGGTGCATTGGGCGAGTTGCGTAAGTTTTAGTCGCTTCGTCCACAACGTACTAGGCGACGATCCTGTTCTATATGACAATCATTTTGGGTTTACAGGCATCCCCTGATGATTGCTGGAGCCGAAGCTACCAGAAGTGCGGCTAGGCTGCTTACGCAGCTAGTTGAGCACCGTAGTTTTCGTCATTGGCAACTATAGAAAGTTGCAACAGTGGATTTACGAGTTCTGTTACCAACTCGGCATGCACCTAAAGTTTCATCACCGGCGTCGAATCCAAATCGGCCCCGAGACTGCTTTCGCAGTCGCTGGGGCGCAGTGTACGCCGATTGGGGTGCCACGTCGACCCGTTTACTGCAATCGATCAGGCTAGCCCGGTGGCTGGCCTGATCGAGGGTGTTATTTGGTGCCTTCGCTGCCCGAACCGGTGTTTTTCAGCGAGGTGATCACCTTGGTGGTGATCTCGATGCATTTTTTCTCATCGTTCTGCGCTTGGGCCGCTTTGGCGTTTTTCTCGGTGGTTTCGAGCATGGTCTTGGTTTCAGGGCTCAGGTTGGTGCCGGAAGAAACCTGGGCATTTTCGATTGTTTTGATGTTGGCGCCACACAAGTCATCGGCGGCGAAAACCGGCGAAGCCAACAGGGCGGCGCTGAGGAACAATCCAGTGAGGGCGGTACGCATCAT